AGAGAGAAGCGGATGGGAGAGATTGCTTCGCTTGCGTTAGCAATGACAAGAGAGAAATTGTTCCCTCTAAGAGAAAGGAGGAGAAGATGAGCGGGAAAAATTGTAAGAAGTATGAAGATTTAGGGATACGATATAATGAACAATTAAGAGACCATTACGCGACGCCAAAACAACTTAGAATGATAGAGGCGATGTGGATGACATCGCCTCAAGTTAAGAAAAAAGATCAAGAAGCGTTAAGGAAATTTATCAAAAGAATATTGGGAAAAGACCATATAACGTGGATATTAAAAAGCGAAGTACAAAAAGTAGTAAAAGCAATAAAAAGTCTAAAAACAAAAAACAAAAAAAAAAATGACGCTTGAAGAAAAGCTTAGAGATATATATGAAAGCATAAATCAATTTGAAAAACAAAACAAAAATGAAAAATTATCGATAGTTTATTATAAAATGAAATTAAATCTATATATTGTCATAAAAAAAATAGTTGAGAAAAAAGAAATAGGAATGGAGTTGGAAAGATATGTCGAATTGTTGGACAAGAAAAAATATAAAGAATTTGGAGAAAAAATTGCGGATAAAAGTATAAAATATTATTGGGCGCAGTTTGTAAATTATAGGGACATATTTTGTAAATTATGGAAGATGGTTTAAGATGGATTGGATAAAAGAAATAGAATATAAAAAATATTTGAACGGGGATTTAAAAGAATTGGAAGAAATAATAGGGATAGAATTGTTTATACGGGTAATGAAGCATTTTGCAAAGACGTCAATCTATTTTTCAGAAAAATGTATTAATAATATGAAGGTTGAATATATAAGGAAAAACTTCGGTTTAATGTCGGATAAGGAGCTTGCTCGGAAAGTGGGGTTAAGCGAGCGGATGATATATAAAATAGCGAATGAAAAACATCAAAAACTTAATCAAATAGAAATGTTTGAAAATGAAAAATGAATTTGAAAGTCCGGAAATAATAAAGCTATTAAAGGAGAAGCTAAGCAAAGGCAATAGAGAACTTATGCTGTCGATAGCCGAAAGAATGCGAGCGGCTGTATTAAAAAATTTTGAGACAGAAGGGGCGCGTATAGGCGAAAGATGGCAAAGATTATCGCATGCGACGATAAAGCAAAGAGAGAAGAAAGGATATTGGCCTGGGAAGATATTGCAAAGGACGGGGCAGTTGAAAAATTCAATTATATCGCAAGCTGATGATACGACGGCAATAGTTTCGACAAATTTGATTTATGCGGCAATACATCAGTACGGCGGGTGGATACATAGAAGTTCGCTTAAGACTTACATGAGGAAAAAACGAGAAGGTAAAGCTGCAAAAGAGCCGAGAAAGAATAAGATGAGCAGTTTTTATATTCCAGCAAGACCTTTTATGAAGTTGAATGAGAGAGATATTGAAAAAATTAAAGAATTAATTATTAAAGCTATAATGAAATGAAAGATTTAATCACAGAAATATATGAGGAATTGCATAAGATACATTATCATCAATCGGGCGAGATAGAGCCAGTGGTNAACNTTAATGAGGCTATTAAAGTAGCGCAGATGATTTTAGATAGGCATAACCCTAACTCTTCTGAGAGAGATACGAAAAGTATAACTTCTGAGAGAGATACGAAAAGTATAATAGTAAAGGAATTGACAAAGAGAGATTGATTAATTAATTTTGAATACCGACCTTATGGTTGCCCCGTGGCGTTAACCATAAGCGGCGCGCGGCAAGGCGCGGGACTTGAAAATGCCGCGCGGTTATTTCCAATATAATAGATAACCTTTACGCAGATTATCAATTTTCCCTCGCTCCCTCAGAAAAGCATTCCAAAAAACAAAGGAATCTTTCCCTAGCCTTAGTACAATAAAAATATCTTCTTTTGTTTCTTTGTCTTTGAATAATCCGATATATGTTTTACGCAATTCGATTTGATTCTGCTCATTAATATATTCGGTCAAATAAATTTCAAAAGGGTCTTGCAAGGTTTTTTTAATATAACGAGCATATCTTTCTTTGCCGTCTTTCTTTTGATATATATGTTTAAGATGTTCCAAGTCGAACAAAGATATATCATCATCCGCGGTTGTTATGATTGAATAAGGTTTGTTTTCCAAGTCAAATTCTTTTTTAAGCAGTTCAATAAATTTTTCTTCGCCGATTTCGCGAATTGATGGGAATTTGTCTGGAGCTTCTAATCTATTTTTAACATCTTTGACAGACGGGCGTCCGAAATCCTTATAATCTGGCTGTTCTGGATTTATTTTGAAGTTGCCATCGAAAGTATTATCAAAACTCAAGAAAGCTTTGCCAACGTTATAATCCCAGCCTTCGTCGATTTTGAAGTAATTGGGGATGGATGGGTTTTTTTCAACTTTTAGGTTCATTTCTTGGAGGTCATCATCGTCAAGAGGAATAACCGAGCAACGGCAATTCCAACCGTTAGGCGGATAAATTTTATCCCATATGGGGTCGTCGGCTCGAAAAACTTTGCCGTGAAGCGAGGCATGGGAAGGTCTAGTTTTCATATCCATAACGGCGGAATACATCCAATAGGGCATGCTTTTAATATTTTGAATCATATTTTTGTAATGACCGGCTGAATAAGCAACTTTTATATTTGTTCGGTATATTGTTTTGAGACGGTATGGAGAACCAAGCAGAACTTCTTTTTCCGGGTCGATACCTTCAGGCAGTTTTACATCCGATGGGACGTCTTTCGCTTTTACTTTACCCCACCAACCTTTCGCTTTAAGAATTGGTTTAAGGTTTTCTTTGAATTGCTGGAAAGAAAGACCTTCGTTAAGCGCTTTTTGAATTTCGTTTCGAATGTCTGAAAGTATATCTAAACGCATAGCTTTGGCGACTGTGAAGGCTTTAGTATGCGCTTCTTGCCATGTATCTTGCCAGTTCCACGAGAATTTGTAACCTTTGCGTTTGTACCATTGGATAATTTCTTCTGGTTTAAGTCCGATTAATAATTGGATATCAGGCGTTGTCATTGTTGAATCTTCCGTTTATTTCAGCGATGAAAATTAGTTTTGAGAGCAGTTGCTCGAGTTGCTCGGCGTTCATTTGCGGATATTGCTTGGCAAGGTTTTCCATTAAAACTTCGTAAGAATTGCCTTCTTCAACGAGCCTTAAAATAGGTTTTAATGCGGCTTCGATTTGTAATTGAAGAAGTTTGTCTGGGATGTTGTTAAGTATTTGAGTAAAATCGCCGGATAGCGAAGGATGGGATTTGTTTGTTTCGCTCGCAATGAATGGAGTTTGGGATTGGTTTATTTCGCTCGCAATGAATGGAGTTTGGGAGTTATTCTGATTTATTAATTCAAAATCTTCTTCGTTGAGATTATAATTTTTGATGTAATATTCTTTAGTGAATCTAATGCCAGTATTGACAAGGATTTGGTCTCTTTCAGCGAGAGGTTTATCGACGTCTTCTTCTTTATAAAGAATAAATTTAGGCATATTTTCAGAATTAAAGTTAATTTCATAAATTAATTTTATAAGTTGATTAAATAAGCTTTCAACCAGACGCTTATCAGTGTTTACAACGCGATTAAGCATCTCAGCCATCACAGATGTTGCCGCATAGGTTCCTTTATCCTGAATTTCAGTTGTAAGAGTTTGAGTTAATATTGCTTTCGAAATTTCGTTATTCATAAAGTTTATAAGAGATTGGAATACTTCGCTTGAAGAGGTCTTTTGAGCTTCTTTAATGTCAATAGAAGAATCGTCAGGGATGACAGCGACAGCGTCTTGAATCATATTCTCGAGAGAGATAAGCAGATTGTTAATGTCATCTTGAGAAGAGCCGCGAGGCAGTTTTCCAATCAAGAAAGGTTGACCGTATTTTTCCGTGAAAGTAATCCAAAATTTTAAACCGCCGCGTTTGAAGGTTACCGGCCAGAAACATCTGGAAAGAACGCGTTCGCCGTAAGGGTTTATATATGTGGGCTTATGCTGAAGAAGTATAAATTTTAGGGGGTCGACTGGAATACCTTCAGNNNGGATTGAATTGCTTTGTTTTTTAAGATTGAGATTATTATTAAGATCAAAAAAGAACCATTCTTGAGGCTTTTCTTCTATTCGTTCTGGGAGAATGAATTTGCCTTGTTTCTTCCATACAATTTCAAAAACTGTAAAACCGAAAAAAGGAGTATTTAGCGCTTGATCAATAATATTTACGATTGGGAGATTATTGAGAGTATGATTAATTAGTTCAAATTCGAACTCGTTTGCGTTTAGTCGTTGTAATTCCCAATTCATAGCTAATGTTCCGCTCTTTCGCTGTTGAATTGTAGAATAAACGTGAGGGTCGTTTATTATTTCTCTATAAGCGGCAATATCTTTGGCTGTTTTTCTTAAAATCGGGTCTGGATCTGGGAGCATGTTCCAGTATGTTGTAATCTTTTCAAAATTTTGTCTAATTGCAATTTCTGAAGTTAGGGAATTAATGTTCATAGCGCGCCTCCTTAAAGTTGAAGAGAAAGAACGCCATTGTTCCCTCTAAGAGAGGGGATGGGAGAGATTGCTTCGCTTGCGCTCGCAATGACAAGAGAGAAGCGGATGGGAGGGATTGCTTCGCTTGCGCTCGCAATGACAAGAGAGAAGCGGATGGGAACGCCACTTTAAAAACTTTGTATGATTTCATATGATTGCCTTTTGATTTTGCTTTTAATGAAAATTGGATGAGAAGAACCTTTCGCGGCATAACAGCATAAAGCTAAAGCCCAGAATCTATCGGCGTGTCCGGTTGCTTCTGAATGCTGAACGTCGAATCTTATATTATTTGAGGCGGTGGTAATCTTTCTTACGCTGTGTAAATCTTCGCGGATGTTTTTATCGGGCGGAATAAAAATTTGTTTGTCTTCAACCAGTCGCAAAAGATTATAAGCGAGTTCTTCTTTTGTTTTGCCAGTGAAAGTAATGGGTTCGACTCTGTATTTGCCGAAGCGGTCTTGAGCATCTTCGGCAAGTTGCATGCCTAATCCGGTTGCGTCGATACAGGCTCTGCGGAAGTTGGGCAATGATAAGTATGCGAAGAGAATTTCTCTCTGTTGCTTGAAAGGAGTTCGCTCAAGTTCAATTATTTTTCTTGTGAAGAGAAACTTCTCGATTTCTTCTGCAATCCAGATGACTGTTAAATCTTTTTTTCTGCCAATATCGACGCCAATAAATAAATTATTGTGGGAAGCAAGGAAGCTTCCGCTGCTATCTAAAATATCGTCTCGTTCAATTGAGAAAATTTGTTCGTAAGATAAAAATGCGGTTGTTTCATCAACGGGGACGCAGCAATATTCTTCGAGCCAAGTTGAGCGGTCGAAACAATTTTCTTCTTGTTCTTTTAACCATTCTTCTTTTTCCTTTTTTGTAGTTTTTCGCTTGTAAATTTTGTCAACTAAACCTTGTTCAACTGCGTCGAAGATTGTAGTTGTGTGTAATGACCAATTGAGTTTACCAGACTTAATGCTTTCGACGAATTTATAGAACAGCGATTGTTTGCCGCGATGAGTAGATAATATTCTGAGTGGAAAGCCCCAAGTAATAACAGGTTTAGCCGCTTTCCAAAGAGCGACAGCGTCGTTATGGAAAGCGAATTCGTCGAGAACAACTTTGCCGCCTTTAGAACGGAAAGCTTTAGGATTGCTTGAGAGAGCGTTGATTCTACTGCCGTTTGCGAATTCGATTGCGAAGCTTTTGATAGATTTGTCCGATTCTAATACTAGTTCTCCTAAATCGCGAGCGCTTTTGTCGAAAAATTTTGTCCATTGAGAACAATAAAGGATGTATTCTTTAGCGGCCGATTCGTCGGCGGAAGAGAACCAGACGGCTGGGACATGTCCTGATACGACGTCGCGGACATCTTCGTAAGCTTGAACATAAGTGGCGCCGATACGTCGGGATTTTTCCCAAACTTTAATTTGGGATGAGTCATTAAGCCAAAGTAATTGATAAGGGAGAAAGTAATTATATTTCATCTTTAACCTTCTTTATCGGCTTTCATTTGATTTTATATAGAATTTTTGACAAGGCATAAAATAAATGTAATAACTTTTAAAATTTGCGTTAAAATCGATTTTAAGAGGCATTTCTATTTTAGCCATATAAAACCTCGTCTAAAAATTTTTAAACGTTTTT